ATATCAATCAGCTCATCTTTTGTCATAGACTTTAATGTACTATCTGAATATGTTCTTCTTCCATCACCTATCGCCATGTTCAACCTGCTTAAACAATCTAGCTGGAAATTCGTCTATATCGCCATCTTTATAAGCCTGTTCTTCACCAACCCAAACAATTTCAATTTTATTAGGATTAAAATTTGATCTACCAATAAAATAAGCCTTCTTACCTTTTTTATAAAATGTTGTATCCTCAATTAATTCAATAATATCTCCTCTTTTCATTCTTTTTCCTCCGATTTTTCATAATACTGTTTTATTAATTAGCTGTCCTATATAATTATTCTCCTATAACTATTTAAAACATCATTTATCTTATCAACTAATATTGTTGGATCACTTGACATACGACATACAAATTCATCATTACAATAAACTTCATATACATCATCATATTCTGGTCTTCCCCAACAATCACATCCATTTACAACTTCAGTTTTCTCTATACGAAATATATTAATCACCTCCCAAGAAAGAAAAATTTCTTTCTATGATTCAAACTGATAATCTTTGTTACTTACAAATTTGTTAATTTTTCCATCTTTGAAAAATACAAATTCTGCATAAAAATCATCTGTATTTTCTGACATTGCACACGAAACATATTCATCAGATTCCTCGTCATATTTTTCAAACCATCTCTCAACACCATCATCCACTGTTGTATTTTTAAATACAAAATATGGAAATTCATTTTCATCAATTGATAAAATATCATTTGCTATTTCTGTAAATCTCTCAATGATATGTTCTCTTTTTAAAACGGGAACATTATCTTCTTCTGATACATCATAAGTATCATTTTGTTTTAAGAATTGCATAATAGAATCTGAAATAATTTGTTTGTCAGATGTATGAAAAATCTGTTGATTCGACATCTCCCAACAAACCCTATCAGGTGTGTTATCGCACTCATTAATGGATTTGTTAGTTCTTGTCCATACATCGTTCCCATCCATTCCAATAATTCCCTTTTTAAAACCAAATGGTGTTTGAATGTAATCATGAATATATTTATCTGGTAAGACACTCCAAATTATAGGAGAAAACCACCATGAGTTTTTATATTCAAATATCTCTTCTCCTGTATAATCTTTTCTTATTCCATAAATGCCACTGCTACTCATTTGTTCTCCTTTCTTATCCTTAATCTAACCACCTGTTATCCAAATAGTAGAACCCAAATACCATTCCACCGATTAAAATAACCCAAAAGAACCAGAAAATAATAATTGGAAAATCAGATTCTAATCTTTCTATCGTCTCGTCAATAGTCGAATTATTATAAAATGATGTGTTATCAGAAATGGTTTTATCTCTCAAATCTGTAAAAATTGTTCCTTTATATTCAGTACCAACACCATAATATTTATATCTTACATGACTCGACTCTTTAATTGTGTCAATATAATCAGTACCAGGTAAATTAATTTTATTACTTGTGAAATTTACTCCACAAAATGATACTTCTTTACACTTAATATTTTCACTTCCGACTCTATCCCAAGTCCAATATGTTTCTGTTGTATAATAAGTTTGTGATTTGCCATTAACAGTTCTTGTATGAGCTACTTGTCTTGTATGCATTGTGTATCGCTCTTTGACTTTTTCTACATACATATATTCTCCACTAATTTCAGGATATGTAACTGCATCTACTGCTTTCAAATCACCATATACAAATGCATTACCAACATTTGTATCCATTCCATATTGGAACATTTCTTGACTTTCTATCTTAACAGCTTTGTTATAAATTTCATTTTTATCCATTTGGTGTTCTGAAATCTTAGAAGAAATCAGAATACCAAACAGAATCATAACTGCAATGATAGAAATACTAGCCAAGATTTCACGTTTTGTTATTTCAAAATCGCCAAAATCAAAACCATATCTCATATACTAATCCTCTTTAAACAAATCCTGTGGAGCATCAACTGGCGCATTGTAATCCAGATACTCATATTCCTGCACTTCGTATCCAAGCAATCCAAGAAACTGTCTTGTAGGGAACTTTCTCACATATCGTTTGTATTCCTTAATCTGTTTATTGTAATTGCTGCGATACTCTGCAATCATATTCTCTGTCATAGATAATTCATTCATAAGAGTCTTATAATTCTCATTGGACTTCAGCTCAGGATATGCTTCTGCAACTGCCGTAATAGCTGTTGTTACATTCTCAATATCTCCTGTTGATCCACGACCATCCGCAACTGCTGTCAATGTATCAGCTTCATGTTTGTCATACTGTTTTACGCAATCAGCAAGGTTATACACAAGGTCAACTCTTCGCTTTTCCTGTACTTTAATATCTGATGATGCTGTATTTACCTGCTCCTCAAGTGCAATAGCTTTATTCTGCGAACTCTGTACACCAAATACAATCATCAAAATAACCGCTAATACTCCTACGCCAATAATTACTGGCACTTTCCAATTTGTGTTCTTCATTTAAAATCTCCTTTATATGTAATATTTTTATTAGTTACACTGTAATATTCTCTTATTTGTTGGGATTCCCATAGCCGAATGGCTTAGATACGATTAAAAATTTTCCAAAGAAAGATTGGTTTACTTCGAAACAACTACTTGCTCTTCTTTACAGAAGTATTATTAACCGACTTCTGAATATTCTTCATAAGCTGAATATTGTCGCTAATCATAAGCGCCAATGCCTGATCCTCTGTAAAGCCAACACTTACATATGCATCAAACATATTCTTCTTAATTCTCGCCTGAATTGCAGGATACTCAGTATTCTCAGAATAATCCTTTGCAATGATCATAAGTTCCTTCAGAACATCATATACAGGCTCTTTATACTTTGTAATGTATGTCTTTACTACCTCTCCTAAACTTTCTGGGTTCTCTGCTAATAATCTTAAAATTGTTTCCATGTTTAATATTCTCCTTTATAATTTTTTGTTATTCTCCAAATTCACAAGTATCGCATGTCGAGAAATACTTACCATGATCTATGCAACATTGTGGTCTATTGTCGTCTTCATGTTCTTCTTTCTTAAAATTTATACAAAATGATTCACATCTACAAGTCAACATAGACGCAATAGACATTCCGTAAATAATAGCCATTCTACACTGACTATTATCTTTAAACACCGTAAAATCAACCATCTTATCAAATTCTTTCGAAGCGATATAATCCAATATTTTCTGTTGTAACTCAGTTGAATCAATAAGCACTTTATAATTATCCATTTAACACCTCTTTTCATAAAACCAGATGATATGTTGCTTTCTTATGAAATAACTAATTGCAATATTTCTCAATACCTTGTTTCATAATATCTCTTAATTCATCTTCCTCATATGTAGTACCAAACTGCGACCAACTACAACTATGTTCTGTATCATTGTGTACTAATGCAAGTTTAAATACACTGCCACCATAATTCCTATATGTATCTAATTTGATAGCGTTGATATGAGGAATTTCTAAATACCAATTATGCTCTTTGTATTCAAAGTAAATATTAGTAGCTTGACCAAAATTAAAGTCAATGAATTTAACATCATTCATATACTCAATATCAAGAAGCTTTTTAATATAATTAACATACCAATCATATGTTTCCTTTTCTTTATATTTCTTTCTTTTATCAAGCTTGTTGCCATCAGTATCCTGATTTTTTGATAACATATTTAGCCATTCTCTACACATTTTAATTGTGGACGGCTGATCAAGCAGCATATACTGGATGTTCTCTTTATAAGTGCGAAATGCCTGTTGTTCAATAAGATCACATTCATTCTTCATATCATCCAATGCCTGCTTCTTTGCAGACAATCTTCTTTCTGCTTGTGCAAATTTATTTAATGAACTCATTTCGTATTCACCATCATAGTTGTATGTCCCATTTTTATATGTTAAAGACATTAATCGTTCACCTCTTTTATCTTTCCTAATTATAAAAATCATTGATTTTATTCTTGCTTTAATATTCTCTACTCGATGGTCAATTTCATGTTGCTTCCATGATTTCTCCAATTACCTTCTTTCTTTTCCTCTTTGATTAGTGGAAACTTCAAATCAACCTTTCTAACAATATCTGTCAACTTTTTATTGCCTTTTAAAACTGAAATAGAATGGCTTCTTCGATATGTATTAATTTTCAAAGCTCTTTCTAAAATTTTTTCATCTGATTCATAATCACTATTATATACATAAGCAAAACAGTACCCTTCTTTTATATTAGTATTACCATAATTAAAATCTTCGAAAATTACTTTTTTCTTACCAAGATATAAATACATTTCCCCTTGAGTTGATTTGTAAATTCCACCCACTTCTAATTTACTTAACGGAATTGTTTTTAAATTTGCTTTTCGCTCTCGATCTTCTACTTCTTTCTGAAGGAGTATATTTATTTTATCTCTAATTTCCAACTCCTTTTTCGTTGGATTTTCGATCAGATATGTATTGCTTGTACAACTTTTATTAATATATTCTTCGCTATATCCTAAATAAACAACTGAGCTACCTTGAAAAACTCCAATATGCATTCCTGGTGAATTTCTACCTATTGCCATTCCAATACACATATCACCATCTTTAATCTCTCTACCTAAAATGTCTTTCAAATTTTCACCTCCATATTATAACCAAAAAACCTGAATTTACTTGCCTCTACTTTCTATTAATCCATTCCTTAAACTCGTTAAAATCATCTTTTGTAAGCACAATATCAGAATAATAAAAATCCTTATTCCTAATAATCGCCCAAATTTTCTTCAACTTTTCAAAGAATGGTCTTTGCTGAGTATAAAAATTGCCATTCGTATAGGTCAAAAAAGCGTAATCTCCATCTTCATAATCGGCGATTTTAAAATGGATACCCTCATCACAACCGCATTTACAGCTTACGATTAATTCATCATCTTTAAAATTTTTAAATACTGCCATAACAATCTCCTTTACTTACAATTCCCAAGTCCAACTTTGTAATCACCCTTGACATCAATACTTACTTCTCTCTGAAATTTTCCTTCCTTATCATACAGAGATAAGTAATATCTGTTTCCACGTTGCTCTAAGACAATATCTTCATTCTCGAATAGTTCAACTCGTTTCTGTTTCTGTACTGGTTTAGTTTCTACTTTTGAAGGTAATATAACAGGTGGAAGTTCTATTATAGGTGTTTCAACTTCTTCAAGAATACAGCTAATATCGTTATCTAACTGACTATCATCATTCGTATGTTTATCAACTGCTCTAATAACATCTTTCTCAAATAATAATCTGTTTTCCATTTTAATATTCTCCATTTCTACATATATAAATGATATTTTCTTCCAATCTGATCAATAAGTTGACTGTCCATTGGTCTAAAACCAATTACAGTAAGTGTTCTACCATCTTCTTCGGGTTCTAATTCTGTGTGACAATTATCACGTATAAGCCAAAAATCCTTGCCTTCGATCATTCCTAATTCTTCTGCTATAGTCTTAGCTTTTAGTAGTTGATTCTTATTTTTAGCCTGAAGAACACATTTTGTAAATTCGCCCTCAATCCAATTGTGAAGAATATCTTCGTCAATATAGCCATCGACATGACCATCTAAATCGGCATTATTTCTAATAAACCAACTGAGAAATGCCATAGAGCCGTGACTGACTTGAGCTGCGAGTTTACCATGACTCATGTTTAAATCTTTTCTTGCAATAATAATCTGTTTATACATTGTTATTCTCTCTCCATTCGCCTAACTCATAGAAGTCGTTTATCTGGTCATCAAGCTTTCTAACCTGTTCTCTTAGTTCAGCTTCTTTCTTCTTACTATCTGTTTTCTGACACTTCTTCCACAATTCATCACGCTGCTTAGTCAGTTCGTTATATTTATCAGATACATCAATCTCATCTACAACTGAAACATCAATCTTCTCTCCACAGTGAGGGCAGAACTGGATTGGATAATTGTCTGTTTGTTCGTATTCATCTCCCCAAGAGTTAAATGTTTCAGTATATGAAGTACAAAATTGAGGAATTATATTGTCATCTGAATCTCTTACTACTAATCCAAAAGTATCGTTGCATACCAAATCTTCACCTGTAAATACAATAGCCTTATCATTTTGAATTTCATCACAGCAATAAGTGAATGGCTTATGCTTATATGCACAAATATCATTGAATTTTAATTTGATTAACTCTATCTTCATATATTTATTCTCCTAACTTACGTTAATCTCCACCAAAAGTCATATAACTTATGACACTGATTTCCATTATGTAATTCACCTTTATATCTTCTGATTTTCTGATTTGATTGACGTTTTAGATATTTGCTTATTTTGTATCTATATTGTCTTTTATAATAAGGTTTTGGATTTTTAACATATCCTAATTTTTTATCCCATATTTCATCCTTATAAATTACAGCTTTGGGATTTCCACACGAAACTGTTTCTAAATATTTGAGGTGATTCTGATATTTCAAATATCTCTCACGCTTATTCATTCTCTTTTTCTTAGAATGATTCTTATACTTTTCTTCATCCTGCTCATACCAATCACTACAATGACCAAAAGAATAAATTTTGCCACCAACTTTATCACACCAAACACAGTTCTCAATATCTTCTTCGTCAATGTATGATTTATATTTTTCAAAGTCTTCATATCCATAAGGGCAATCTTTACATTTCATCAAATCACCTCTTTTATTTTATTCTCCTAATTCATCAACCTAATCTCTCGAAAATCACCATTAGCTTTTACGCCATTGATATAAGCACACCAACCTCTAAGACCTTCTTCCTTAGAGATTGGATATTTGTGCTTAATCTTCATAACAACTTCATAATCGTCTGGATGATTTTCAAGAATAGATTTTAATTCTCCAACTGAAATCTGCTCATATTATTCTCCAAATATAATTTTTCTTGCCAAGTTCATAGTTGTAGAACCACACACCTTTCCAAAGAATTCACCAGCTTCAACAACTAATTCATTCTCTTCTTTTACACAATCCTCAAAAATTCTCTTAGGTAAATTTTGTGCAACAATCTTCATATCCTGTGGTTCAATCTTTTCAGACAAAATACCTTCATCAATCATTTTATGTAATTCTTTCTGAACCCTATTCTTTGTAACAATTTGTTCTACAATATCAGATGCTTTTGCTTTAGCAGCTAATTTCTGAGGATCTTCTACTTTCTGTCTATGATTATCTTTCTTAATTTCACTGAACTGTGAATTTACAATCTTTAATACAAATGGAGTTCGTG